CAGTCTTTAAAGTGTTGGCGGCGATCTCATCGGCCTGCGCTGTGGTGATGCCAGTCTTTAAAGTATTGGCGGCGATCTCATCGGCCTGCGCTGTGGTGATGCCAGTCTTTAAAGTGTTGGCGGCGATCTCGCTGCGCTCAGTTGCGGTCAGGATCTTAGTGGTGGAGCCTTCGGCCATGTTATCCATCGCGAAGGCATCGGCGGCCACGGTGGTCGGGTCATATACCGAGGCGTTCATGTCGCCACTGCCGGCGATGTTGGTGATTAGACTGCCATCGAGGGCGGGGTATTTACCATCCGCAGTGGCGACGATTGCATTGTATGGGAGGTTGCCTTTGTCGGCCCAGACGTCCTCGATAGGGGTAGTGGTTGGCATAATTTAAAAAGCTAAAAATGGATACGCCGAAAGAGGTCAGCGCTTTACTTTTGCGCGGGTGTCAAAGGATGCCTGCGCGTTTAAGGTCGCGCTTAAGGGTTTTGACCTGCGCGGCCAGCTCGGCTAGGGTCACGGTGCTCTCGTCGTAGTTGGTGCGGGCGGGGGTAAAGCCGTCCTCGACGTCTTCGTAGTAGCCGCGATGCTTTTCGCGCAGGTCGTAGAGGATGCCCCCGTCTTCGCGATTATAACTAAAGATAACGCCCGGAGTGCTGTAAGCGAATCGCATGGCCTTGGCTAGCCCGCCTTGGTCGGAGTCGACTGTCTGGGTGCCATACGCGGTCTCCAGCATCGATTCGTCCAGGCGGGCGTACTTGTTTAGCCCTTTGGTAAATTTACTGAAGTAGAGCGTGGTCCTATTGCGGTACTGATCATAATCTGATAATAACTTCCCTGGCTCAACATATCGCTGCATTTTGGGTCGATATCGTTTGCCAAAGAAAGCCCAATTATCTCTATTATACTTATACAGCCCATTGGCGTTCTTGTTCTTGTAATAATAATCCTCATCATTGCCAATTATGGGTACATCATTATAAGCATCGAGGGGCGACGGTGGGAGGTTCTGCTTCGGAATCGGCGCACTGTAATCTTCGGAGGGATCTCCCCCTGCTGGTTCGTTATTCATAATGGTTAGCTTTCGTCGTAGAGGTCAAAGATGCTGACATTAGTCAGGCGCACTTGATAGACCCCCGGAAAGATTATAACGGGTTTAGTGGCGCCGATGGTGATCTCGGCGGTTTGATTGGCGAGCGCTTCTAGTAGTGCATAGTCGTGATCAACCACTGCGGGCACGGGTATATCGGCCGGGGTGGTGATGCCCGGCGTGACGCCAGGTATATAAAATTTAAAAACGAACCGTGAGCGCACTTGCTTGGCGCGGGTATACCAGTAATAGATCGGCTGATATTGAGGCAGAGCAATTTGATGATTTGAGTCTTCGAGGGCTACATCAAAGTTATTTGCATCGACGCGCGTAACCACAAAATTTACCGAGCTCACATAGACGAGATCTCCAGTTTGTAATTTGTGCGCGGCTTTGGTAATACGGGCGCTGCTCGGATAAACGGTAAAGCGCTCAAGAATGCCAGTATCAGCTGCTTCTGCCTTGGCGATTGCGCTCCCGTTATGCGATAGGCCGGTTATATCGATAGCCGCTACCACTTGATTAGTTCCTGAATAATACCCATTACCCGCTCCGCTAAATTGGCGTCTTGCATAGTAAAGTGAAATCTCAAAATTTGTTGAATTGTCAACAGTCACAGAATCAAAGCACGTATCGACGACTTGCAGCTTGGATAGTATTGTCTCGGCAGCGTCGTCGTAATTGATAGTCGCTACCACTAGACCATCTTGACTAGTAAATGTCCAAGTGCCGGCAGTTAAATCGCCAGCGGTTACAGTGATCGTTATTTTTCTAAATGAGTTACTCGATGAGGTTTCTCTCTCGAACGCTCCAGCTGGCGTGAGTCCAGAGAGATCAAATGTCGGAGTCTCGTTTGCGAGCGATGTGTCGCGATACAATCTATCCATCCAAAAAGGGCTCGACGGATCGACTGCTGGATTGGTGACTTTGCTGACATTATATACGATGGGATCAACTGCTTGAATTGCAGCTGTTGCCGTCAATGAATTATCATCGAAGTTTACAGCGGCACTCTCGGTCGAGCTGACTGGCCCCGTATAAGTCCAAGTGCCGGCAGTCCAATAACTAACAGATTCCGGGATAAGAGGGTCGAGCAATATCGCAAGGCGCAGCTTCGTATCGTCGTATGTAAACGTAATGCCTGGATAGACTAGACCGCGAAAGTCAGGCAGCGGAAAGCTCAGCCCATCATACACGGTAATGTCGGCCCACTGTGGCGCCCATAGCCGCGAGTAGCGGGCTTGACCGACCGCGGCGAGTCCTTGGTCGAGTGGCGATTCGTTGATCAGATACAGGGTGTCGCCGGTGTCGGAGTTGCCACCGTCGTCGGCGGTCGCGGCCGTGCCGAGCGGAACCACCGCTTTGGACGCGATGTTTTGCATGATGAAGCGCTCGATCATGTAGTTAGATTGATTGCCAATGTTTAAAAAAGGCATGTGGCGCACATCGGCGCCGGTGGGGGTGGCTTCGGTAAAGTCGCCGTCTGAGTAGTGAGTAGCCATGATTTAATAGAGAGGGTAACGGGCGGTCTGGATTGCGAGTGAGTCGTCGATCGATTCGAGCAGGCGCGTCTGCCGCTGGCTATCGGTCTGCGGCGTGGTAACACGGTCGAGCTGCTGCTGTTGCGCCGGGTTAAAGAGTAGATCGCGAGCCGCACCAGAGGTGTTTTCGTATTGGCGGCGCAAGTCCAGCTCTTGCTCGACATTATAGACGATCGCCTGCATCATTCCGCTCGTTGCTATGCCGCGGATTCCTAGAGAGTTTGACTGATTGTTTTCAAAAATGTCGTCCTTGGTGTCATCAAGTAGGTATTTTAATTCCTTCTCAGACATGTCATTATAATTAATCTTAGAGGCGCCGCTTTGCAGTAAGGCGGTGGAGACTTGTAACTCCTCTTTTTTAGTAGCCACTATGCTTTGCGCTAAAAGCAGCGCCTCTCTGCGGCCGACATTGGTATCGGCCATGATCTGACCGATCATGCTTTCGAGCGTGATCTGATCTTCGATTTCTTTGATCAGCTTCTCCTCCTCGCCGAGCTGCGCCTCGAGCAATTGTAAGTTTAACGCTTTTAATCTGTTGGCGCTCGAGCCCGCTTCGGCCGCTTCTTCGGCGGCTTTGGCGGCAGCTTTGGTCGCTTCGTCGGTCGCTTTGGCATCGGCTTTGGCCGCGTTGGCATCGGCTTTGGCCGCGTCTTCTTTGACCTTGGCCTCTTCTTCGGCCAGTTTGATCAGCAGCTTATCGATCTCGACGCGGCTCTTTTCGAGTTCGAGCATTCCCTCGCTCCACTGTTTCGAGCCTTGTTTAGCCGGTGCGACTTGCGTGTTGTAGATTTCGACCTCGCGCTCGAGTAGAGTGTTGATCTGCTCCTGCGTGGTCATCGCCGCTAAAGAGCTCTTGCGCTGCGACTCAGTGATCTTGGCATAGGTGTCTGCGATACCGGTGAGTCGCTCAGTCTGGTCGGCCAGCTGTTTCATTTTTTTCGCAGCCGCTTCCGCCGAGGCACCCGCATCGAACGTAGCGGCGCCCACATCATTCCAGACTGTCTCGATCCCTTGGAGCTTATTGACCATATCGGCAGTCAGCTCTCCGATCAGTGTGCCGGTCATTAAAATGTTGCCGACATACCACGCCATAAAGCCTTTGATACTGGTTTTCACGGTAGTGATTTGATCGTCGAAAATTTCAAATTGATTGACTGTCTCCTCGGCAATCACCGCGCCAGCTTTACGCGCCGCCTCGCGAAATGCGTCGAGCCCTTCTTTACCGCCGCGCAAAGTGTTGACCAGTGCCGCGCCTTCGGAGTCGAACGCTTTAAAGGCGATGCGCAGCTGCTCGGCGGGGTTTTGGGTGTTCTTAATTACCTCGGCCAGATCGCCCAGCACTTCGACGTTGGAGCGGGTGGTGCCGTCGGCATTGCGCAGCTGGATGTTGTACTGCTCGAGTACGCCTTTGAGCTCTCCCCCACCCTGCGCAGCTTCGGCGAGGCGGCGGGTAAAACGTTGCAGGCCCATATCGAGCGCACTCTGTGCCACGCCAGTAAGCTCGGCGGCAAAGCGCATCTCCTGCAATAGTTCGACGCCGACCCCGAGCTTGCGCGCGGTCTTGCCAGTGTTGCTGATTTCAGTGGTGAGCCGTTGCAAGCCACCGATAAGGAGCCCAATCGAAAAGGCTGGGCCGAGGCTTTTAAGTAACGACTTAAACTCAGTCGTGCGCGAGCTGGCGCCTTTGATTGCGGTGTTAAATTGGGAGGTATCGCCCCCCATCTTCCAGATTAGTGCAGGTCCGAGGCTCATGGGTTGGCGGTGGCGGCGGTTGATTGTTGGGCGGCGGCACGCTTAGCGCGCAGGCGGTCGCCATTTTTGCGGTCTTCGACGGCGTTAAAAGCGGGCTGGCCGGCGGCGGCATTGCCTTGGCCACTGAATGCGTTGAGCAGCTGGTAGCTCTGCGCAATCGGCATCTCTAAGATATCGCGCCGGCTCCAGCTGTACAGCTTGGCAAAGCAGCCAATGATGCCGCCCAGTAGATGCGCGGCTGGAAAGCTGGTATCGGCCGCAGCGCCGCTGCTGCTGCGGTTGCTGGCGCCTGACTCGAGGAAAGCGTCGATGATATACAGCCGCAGAGCATGCTGCAACTGCCGGCGCTTAAACAACGCGCAGCAGTAGTGCCTGAGCCGATACAGCCGCCAAGCAAGCCGCGAATGACTAAAGCCTGGGCTCAGCACCCACAGTGTGCGCAGTAACTCGATGCGCGGAATCGAGCCTGGGTTTGGCAGTAGCACGCGGTGCTGCTCGCCGCAGAGCTGGTGGTAGCGAATCCACGATAGCGGCACCACTGGCGGACCGACCGACGGGCCGAACCAGCCAGGCTTTATCCATAACGGGCGCGGGCACTCGATAAATGCTTCGTCGCGGTGGCGCTCGATGTTGGCTATCTCGGATTCGGTCATGCGTAAAGGTGCGATAAAAAAAGAAGCCCGCCCAGGTTTGGGCGGGCTCCCCCTTATGTATTAGAACAGACCAGCTCGGTCAGAAAAAGTACAGGCCGTGGAGCCTGGCGAGACGCTTATGCGGTAACGGTAAACGGGATGTAGCGCACGCCTTTGATGGTGTTGCCGTCGGAATTGGTCGAGCTGGCAAAGATCTTAGCGGTGGTGGTTTCGACGGTGTCGGGTGTGCCACTGATTACGCCAGTGCTAGAATCGATCGAAGTGCCACTCGGCAGGCTGCTCGCCGACCACGCATAAGTAAGGCCAGACTCAGGGCCGACAGCGGCACTGTTAATGGCAGTCATGGCGACGGATTGAGTCAGCGCGACAGCGGCGATCGGCTCGGTGATCAATGGGTTAGACAGTAAGCGCAGTCCGGCTGATAGCTTCCACTCGCCGTTTTGCTCCTTGGCTAAGCCGCGCGATGTGAGCGCGTAGCCGAGGGCACCGATGGTAAATGTGTTATTGATCAGCGGTAGCGCTTGATCGGAGTCGGCCAGCTGCAAGTCGAGGGTGCCATTGGTAAAGCCAGGCTTTACCTCGAAGCCTTTCGGCAGGCCGTCGGCGTGGTTGCGCGTTAGGTCAGAAACCGTGTCTTGCGACCATGAGAAGTTGTTCGCTGTATAGACCTCGCTCGATTCGAGGATAGTGATGTCGACGCTGCCGGTGGGGAATGTGCCGTCTGTTTTAAATGTAGTCATTAGATTTAGGAGTTACGATGTGAGGTTTGATTCTTGGGAGGTGTCAACTCACGCCGCGGTGGCTAGAGTTAAAGGGAGTCGGCGCGCGCGCGAGAGTGTCTAAAGCTCGTCAACATGATTGATTGATGGCCCGCGCGCCGACTTAAAGTGTGGCTTACTCGGTAGTCACCCAGCTGCCGTCGGTGGTAATGACGTAGCTGCCGTTACTGGTAATGACGCGCGGCCAGATGTCGGCGGGTATGTGGTAATCGACCGACCAGCTGAGCACCATATAGTCGCGGTGATACTCGGCCTCGTGCGCACTGACCGTCGGCGCGGGCAGCATGTAGGTGATCTTCGGGCAGACCAGCTCGTCGTTGATCGGTAGATGATCGCTCGGGGTGGTCTTGGCATGGCGCAGCGCGTAGCGAATCTGGCCGACGATCATCGTCAGCGGGTCTTGCGAGATGGTGTCGGTCGGCTCGAGTTCGGCGACCGTCTCTAAGTCTTCGCGCTCGCGGGCCACTTCGATCTGTAAGTTGCCGCCGACGAATGCGTCGTACAGTTTGACGCCATCGTGCGCGGTGGTGACGTGGCCGTTAGCGCTGCCACCGGTAAAGCGGATCACGATGCTGATATCGTTTAGGCCAGTGCTCTCGCGTTGCAAGATCGCATCGGCGCCGATCAGGGTGCGGACCGCATCGCAGATCGGGTCCTCAAAGTTGAACAGCTCGTATTTGTTGGCAGGCGCAGGCATGCACTCGCGGCGATGTCAAACAGCGCTACGGGCTAAGGCTGCACGAATAGTCCAGGGTAACGCTGGGCGCGGGTCTTTATGTCTTTAAACACGCCGCGGCGCATATCGTTGCTGATCGCAGTGCCGCGGCGGTTGATGGCGATTTGCAGTGCGCCCTGCCAGTAGCCAGGCTGAAACTTACCGGCACCAATGTGCGGGCCTTTGCGTACAGCCTTGGCATTATTCATCATCACCATGCTAAACTGCGCGCCGCTCACTGTGGTGCTGCCCTGCCCCAGTCTGCCCGGCATCGGCACGGTGCGCGCTTTAGTGGCGCCACCAATCACTCCACCGCTGACTTTGGCGAGGTTGATGCCCATCGAATCAGCAATCTGCATAAAGCTCATGCGCAACATACCAGCGCGTACCTTGCGGCGCGCCACCTCGGCGCTGATGTATTTAGTGCGCTCCTTCTTTGTTACTTGAAAGTCGGACCACTCGCGATCGCCCAGGTGCCAGCCGCGCGAGGGACCACTAGCAAAGACCAGCCGCTTCTTTACGCTATACGCAGAGCGGAACCACATCTTGCCATCCTTACTGCTCATGATCTGACCAACCGAGCCGGTAAAAGAATTCATCGCTTGGCGGGTGACCGAGCGCTTAATCGCAGCCACCGCCGCTGGCTTTGCGGCCTTATCTTTGGCGAGGATCTTGATAATCGGCCCGGCGCCGGCTAGTTTAAACGTATCGACATATGTCTTACCGCTGATCTTGGAAAGTTCGGCGATGCTGGCGCGGAACTGGCGATCATCGAGCGTGCTGGTGGCGGACATGTGCTATGGTCGCGGGTGCGCTTCGGTGAGGGTAAATTGCCAGCTGATGTGGCTGGTAGTGGGTATGCCTTCGATGCGCCAGGTGCGGCCGCGCAGCAGCACTTTGACGGTGCGCGCGGGTAAGGTGCTGCGGTAGTCGACCGCGGGATCAAACAGTGCAGGGTTGGCGAGGAATTGATCGATGCGCAGCGTCGCCTGGAGCTGCTCGCGCGGACGGGTGCCCGCCTCTTCGGTGTAGAACGGCTCCTCGAGCGCCGAGAAAATACCGACCTTAGCACCGACTGCACCGGGGAAGGTGATCGTCTCGCCGTCCATCGCTTCGCGCTGTTTAGAGGCGACGATCATCTGGTTGAGAATGGTGGCTTTAATCGTCATATTATAAAAAAGTGAACCCCGCACGCGGGAGGTGCGGTGCGGGGCTCGTTTAGGGTTTGGATATTAGCAGTGGGCTAAATTATTTACCGTCTAAGATATCCACGGGTGGGGCTACGGTGGGCTCTTCTGCGGCGGCTTTGCTGGCCTTTTTAGGGCTGGCCTTCTTGGCGGCAGGCTTGGCCTGCGGCGCAGGCTTGGGCTGCACGATTTTGCTCGGCGCGGGATGCAGGAACACATCGACCTCGCTGGCCTTGTCGGTGGTGACTTTAATGGCAGCGGCCATCGCCTCGACTTCGGAGGGGCCGCAGTAAACGACTGCCACGTTGCTGCCTTTACGGGCAACGACTAGATGATAAGGATTTGCCATATATAATAAAAGTTAAGGTTAAGGAAAAGCACCGGCGGGATCGACCCGCCGGTGCTGAAACTTAGCGGACAGCTTACGCTGTGCCGTCTTCGATGATGCCACCTGCGGTCGCATCGCCTACTTGGAAGCCCGCGACGATGTCGATGGAGTTCCAAGTCGCACGGCTCGCTGTGGATACCCACTGTGCGATCTGTGCTGTCATGCCGTTTGGCAGTTCGATCAACGCGATGTCGATCACTTCGCGCACTGCGTCGTCGTTGAGCGGCAAACGTGTCGCACAAGCCAGGGCTGTGGTGTCGGCGATGATGCCGTTGACGTTTGTGCCAGCGTTGGACCAGTCAGTCGCATAGCTCATGGAGTCGAGGCCGTAGGCTCCGTCCATTACGCCGAGGCTGTTTTTGTCGCTAGTCGCGGCAAACTGCGCCCAGAACACGGCGTCCGTGATCAGGTTACGCTGGTTGTATTTGCCAGAGGCTGCGATCAGTGTTTTGATGTCGGCTGCGGTGACAGTGGTCGGATCTTTATCGAGCACCACTGCGCCAAAGTTGGCGACGGTGAACAATGTTGAAGCGACAGAGTCGAGCTTGTCGAGTAGGCCGTGCATGTTAGCGCCGAGAAGCTTCTCGAGCTTGCGGCCATTGTTGCGCTCGGCAGCAGTGATGTGGAATGCGGAGCTGTACTCGTTCATCGCTACCGAAACAGCTGTAACGGTGGCATCGCCTGACTCATAGTTAGTCGGGTTTGTTTGAACGGTCGAGCCAGAGCCGACGAGGTCGACTTGAATCGTGGAGCGTGCGCCGGTTCCGTTTGGAGAAACTGCGACAGCTTCGTTGGAGAAATCGGTGCAGAATTTGTCGAATGGAAGGTGCTTGTTTTGAAGCGCAAGCATTTCCGACGACATGATGATATCAGCGAGAGTTGCTGCTGGATATGTATTAGCCATGTTTGTGAGGTGGTTTTTGGGTGTGTGAAATGCCGCGAGCGGCGGGAGAATGTTAGCTGATGAGCTCGGCCATGATGGCGGCTTTATTAGCGGCGAAATACTCAGTGCGTGCGCTGCCGGACAGAGTGCCGTAGTGCGCCGCGATTTCGCTGGAAGTTTGTGGTGTGCTGTCGGTCTCAGATGTCTCTGGTGTCTCTTCAGAAGTGGCACCCGCAGCGGCGACCGTTGCGATCGACTTATTGCTGATCATCGTCTCGAGTTGCTCGGAGATGTAGCTGGTGATAAATTCTGGCGTGAGCGCTGTATCAGCCGAGGCGACTGGCAGCTTTAAGCCCGCCGCATTGATGCTGGCGGTGAGTTCGGTAAGAGACGATTGGGCCAGCGCAGACTCAGCCAGGTGATTGGCCAGCGCCGCTTCGTGGCTCTCGTCTTCGCCGCGTTCGATGCCAGCATCGGCAAACAAAGTGTCGCAGGCAGAATCGCCGATCGCTTGCAGGTCGGGCTGCTCAGTGGCGAGCATGGCCTCGAGCGCAGCTGCGTCGGCGCAGTCTTCGAGATTGATATCAGTACCGGCGATGTTTTGCGCAGCGGCTTCGAGACTCGTTAAGTAAGCGAGGCGTTCGTTGGAAATGAATTTAGGCATTTTTTGTTTGGGTTGGGTTTCTAGGTTCGGGAGGGTGTCAACTCGCAGCGGCGAGATCGGCGAGTAGTTCGCCGATACTATCGACATGGGCATCGACTAGACCGGTGCTGAGCTGCGCGGCATAGCTAAAAGTCTGCCCCTGCATGGAGCTCTCCTCGAGGGTGCGCGTCGCGGTGCAGGCGGCTTTAAACATGGACCAAATCTCGTCGACCTCGGCTTGTAGCATGTTGCGCTCGTCGTCGCTGAGGTGCTGGAGCGGGTGGCCCATCGCCTTAAAGTCGCCGGCTTTGATCAGTTCGAGCTTGAGGCCCTGCTCGGTGGCGGCTTCGGTTTGGTCGATCCAGCTGAGGTAGACGCCTATGCTGCCGACATCGCTCGAGGGCGCGGCAAAGATATGCTCGCACTGTGCGGCCAGCCAGTAAGCGGCCGAGCAGCACATGCCGTCGGTGTAGGCGTAGAGCTTCTTGATCTTGTTAGCAGCCGCGATCCGCCGCGCCGCTTCGGGCACCCCGGTAACGACGCCGCCTGGCGAGTTGAACCACAGCACCGCCTGCTCGACCGATTCGTCGGCCACTGCGGCATCGACTACGCTACACAGCGCATCGACATCGAGGCCGCCGCAAAAGATTTCCATCGAGGAGAGGTGCTTGCCGACCACGCCGAACACGGGGATCACCGCCGTGCTGCCGTGGATATGGTAAGGCGCCGCCGCGGCGCTGCTCTCGCCAAACATTGCCGCCGCCTGGGCGCTCATCGCGGGTAACGCGGTGCCAGCAGGTGGCGGGCTGAAGTCGGAGCCGAGGTGGCCAGACATCGCCGCATCGAGCAGCGCGCCGACGGCGTCGACCGTCTCAGGAGTAGAGGCCCAAACGGTGCGGCGCAGGCGTGCGAGGATGTGGGGATAGTTTGGCATAAAGTTTTATTCGGCGGGTTCGCCTTCGGCTTCTAAGTCTTCTCCTGCTTGGATAGTGACTGGGCGACGTGCACCGCCGTCGTCCTTCCATGAGCTCTTTACAGCATCGCTAGAAGATGGAAGTCCGAGTAAGTCGCGGTGATAGATTTCGTCGTCTTCTTGTGGAGTGATCACACCAGCCCGGACGCCGATACCGTACGCATCGACCTTCGTCTTAGCGTCTGTGTTATCGACAGCGACAATAGTGCCATCTGGATCGAGGCCAGCGGCATTAGTGCGCTCGGTCTCTTTAAGGATTTGCGCTTCGACGCGGCGCCAGCTCTTGCCGCGGCGACCGTGAAACTCTTTACGGCTGAGCAGGCCGGCTTCGACTTGGGCCATCTCGAGCTTGCCGTCGCGGCCTTTGTCGATCGACGGATCGGGGGCGCCAGGGATGTAGTCGGCGCGGTACCAGTTCGGGTGCGCGTCGAGTTCGCCGCGCTCGATGGCGTTGGCGATCGCATAGTTGCGCAGGCGGTGCGTGCTGCGGATCTCGCAGGTCTGGCGCAGTAGCGCGGTGCGCGAAATAGAATCGAGGATCTGGCGGATCGCGGTGCCGGGGATGCCGGTCGGGTTCCAGCTGAACTCGTAGCGCCAGCCAGTCGAAGCGGTGACCTCGCGGCCGAGCAACTCGAGGAAACCTGCAAATGCGGTGCCAGGGCGATCGCTCGCGAAGCTGCTCATATCCTCGCCCACGTTGAGGCGGATAATCTCGCCGCCGACGACTCTCTCGTAAGGCACCGATGACATATCGCGCGGCGAGCCTGAGGCCACGGCTTCGAGCTGGGCTTCGACATCGCTGCCGTCGTCTTCGTCTTCGTAGCCGTTGTAGTCCTTTTTGATGATGCGCGACACGCGGCTGTGGTCCTTGATCGCTAGCTTCTCAAAGCCGAGGATCTCGGCGCTGTCTTGGCAGTGCTCGATCGCGGCGTGCAGGGCCGAGACTTGGCGCACCTCGTCGCCGGCTTCCATCATCATCGAGTGATCAACCGAGCGCGCAGGCAAAGTGCGATAGGTGCCGTCAGGCTGGAGAAACTTGATCCGCTGAGTGGCGCCGTGGCGGTCGACCTTGATGCCGTCGTTATAACCATCCTCGCCATCGCTGCGGACGTTATGTGGGCGCACCAGTTTGAGCTGTGGGTAGCCTGAAGGTTTTTGCGTTAAGATGGTAAACACATCGCCAGACTCGAAGCGGTTCGACTCGCGCGCGCGTTGCATATCCCAGAAAGACATGCGGCCGCTGATGTCGCAGATGTCGGCCCAATCCATAAACCACTCGTCGGCGGCTTCGTCCCAGCCCTCGTCGCCCGAGTCTGCATAAGGGAAGATGCCAGGGCCAATGACGTACTTTACAAAGTCGAGCTTTAGGCCCTTGATCATGCCGTTGTTTTTGCACAAGTAGCGCGCGATGCGGTCGATCTGGCCACGGGTGAAGGGAGTAATGTCGCGCGAGGAATCGGTCGCGGCGTTGGTAATGCGGGCACGGTCGGGCGACCATGCGGCGGCGTTATAGCCACCAGGAGACCAGCCACGGATCGACGCTGAAACGCGCGGAGGAAGTGCTGCGGGATTGCCGAAAGAGTCGAGGATAGTAGTCATGGGATTAGCAGAAAGACGGACGGGTGCGGGTGCGCTTAGTCAAAAGACCAGCATAAATCGCCGGCACTAGCGCGGCAGCTGAAAGCGGTACGGTGCGGGCCGCATTCTTATCGATCCACAGCTCGATGCGCGCCATCGCCTCCTCGCAGTAGCCCATGATCTGGAGCCGCGATAAGCCTGGCGTGACTTGGAATTGGAAGGTTTTACCAGCTTCGGAAGTCGCGATCAGCGTGGTGTCGGAGTCGGTGCCGGTGGTGTAGTTGCCGAGCTGCAAAGCCTGCAAGGCATCCAGCGCGAGCTCGGCATCCGTGACCAGGTCGCCGGCGCCGTCGAGCAGGGCCTGCCGAATGAATACTTTGGTGATCAGATAATTAACACGCATACGACTTCGTGACCGTGTCAAATAGCCCGCGCGCTGCCGGGCGGATTGGTATGCGTGAGCGTGTGTAGATCGGTCATTATTCGTCAGCGCATTGCGGTCCGTGCCCGTTGCCAGTATCTATCTGTCGCAAATGTTTTGTAGCCATTGGGTCCCCCATTATGGATGCGCGCGATGTCTTCGGCGGTGGGTGGTCTGCCCAGACGGTCTTCGGTTGCATAACGAGCCATGTAAGCTGCAAAGATCTGAATGGCAGTATCACGGTCGAAGGCATCCTCATGCACCCAATCCTTGCCAGCGTATTCCGCAGCGTCTTGGACGTAGGCAGCGTGCATCTGGAGACACCCAAACGCCGCGCCGCTATCGCCGATTGCGTCATTATTGCCGTTCGATTCGATTGTAATCAGTGCGATTATGAGTGATAAATATGACATCTGTTTAGAGGTTGAGAGGTTTGCAAAAGGTCTTTGAGAGCCGCGCTGCCAGGCTAGTCATCGACCACCATCATCAGCTGTCGGTCGTCGACTTGCAGATCCTTTTTGGTTTTGCGTTCGAGTTGCTTAGACTCTGCGGGGGTCGGTTCGGGCGCTGGCTCATCATAGGCCGACACGTCAAACGGTAAGAGGCCCGCCATCAGCGCGCGCGCGAATTGCATGCACTCGCAGTCCCAGATGTGGTTATTCGGATTACTGCGCACCTTCGGCTCCCAGCGATGGCCCCAGCGGCTGCCCTTGCGGATCTTCTTGCGCTGCTCGCTGTCGAGCTGGTCGCGATACCAGTCGGGCACGTCCATCGGTAACTCCCACAACACGCCGTTGCCGTGGCGGACGCGGTGCAGCATGTCCTTGATTGTCGGATTTGACCACAGCAGATAATTGACATATCGCGCGGGGCCTTTGCCCTTCATCACGTCGTACTTCTGCACCTTCGAGAAAGGCTTCTGCACGGTCTCTTTACGGCGGCCCTTGCGGATCTGGTGCGGGAAGCTTTCGCGGTCGTCGCCCATGAGCATCACCCAGCCATGCCGGCCACACATCGCCGCCACCTGCGCGGTCTTATTACGACCGTCGGCCACCACGTATTTTGCGGGCACGCCATGAGTGCGCTGCATCTCGACCAGATCATCCTCGAGCTCGACGCGGCCGGCCCAGATCAGGCCACTCGATCCAGAGCCCGCGATCCATCCACGCACATCGACCCAGAAGTGCGGCGTGTCGTCGCCGATGCCTTCCTGGCAATCGATCGACATCAGCCGGTCGGTCTCGCCCGCATAGCCCTCGCCCATTTGGTAGCCGCTCAGCTGGAGCTCGGCGACTTGCTCAGTCATCGTGTCGGTGTAATAGACCGCGAGCTTCTTTTGCAGAAATTGCTTTTTGAGAGTGATGTCGCCGAGCTTGTGCATCGCGTCCGCGGTCAGCCATTCCTTGACGAGTTCCGGCAGCGGCACCGTTACCAGCGAGTTCCAGTGATAGCTTTTGATGTAGGGCACGCCTGGCGGATTGCCGACCACCCGATCGGGCAACTCCATCGCGTGGTAGGCGGCGCTCGGGTATTCGGTCGAGTAGCTGCAAGTGCTGATGAGCTTTTTCATCGCCGCATCGTTGGCGGGGTGATGGTGGCCGCACAGTGGGCAGCGGTAGTGGACCGTCGCTTGCGCAGTGGCGATGTCGGGCCGTCCGTCGAGGTACTTTTTATTCTCCCAAACTACGCCGGCCCAGCTGCCATCGGCGAGACGTTGCGACCAAATCAGCGGATGCGTCTTGGTACAGTCTGGGCAGCGCACCACCAGCTCATGCACGACGCCCTCGTTAAACACCACGTCCCAGTCGGAGTCGCGCTCGTTACCTTGCGAGATGTTGTAAATCTTTTTAGCCGAGCCGAACGCATCGGTGCGGCCTTCGGCTTGATAGAGCAGCCCCGGGTCCCATTGCCAAACCTCGTCGTTGATCTGCACCTGGATAGAAAGCGTCTGCAAGTTCGACTCATTATGGCCGCCGCCTTGGATCAACACATCGCAGCCCGGCAGCGAGATAATGTCGTGCGACAACGCCTGGCGATCGGTCGGCATGATGTCTTTGATGCAGGGAGCGGTGCGAAACAACGGGCCGAGCCGCGTGCGCCAAGCTTTATCGCGGATCGCTTCGGTCTGAAAGTTCCACATGATCGGCGCTGGGTATTCGACGATTCGATACAGCGCGTAAATCTCGCCGACCAGCGAGCCGCCGGTCTGCAATCCTTTCAGCGAGTTCACCTTTTGCACGTGGTGATCCATCAGCGCCTCGAGTGGTGGGATCAGCCAGGGCGAGGGACGCAGATCGAGCGGTCCGCTTTTCGCATACGCATCGGGCAGGATGATCTGCTGCCGCGCCCATTCGGTAATCGGTAAACGGTTCGGCCGCTCCCAGGCGCCGTGCTGGATTCTGGCGAGTGTTAGATCCATTTAGAAAAAGCCTTTTGTTTTTCGACGCAGATACGGTCGAAGATGTCCTCGGTCAGTTCGATCAGCGCAGCGCGGCTAAGCATTTCACCTTTGGCGGGCAACTCGTTCAGGAGAAACTTTCGCAGCACCGCTTTCGAGGTTGTCTCGGTTTTGCGCACATGCTCGGCCAGCTCGCCGCGGTGGATGTAGTCGCCTTTGACCAGGTCCAGATCAAACTGCGCCTTTTGTTTTTTGATCGCTTTGGTCTCAAAGTCGAGCCGGTCCGCCGGGCTCAAGTTCAGCAAGGCAGGATTCGCAGCGAGAAACTCATCGAGCTCATCCAGGTAAACTCGAGCACCACGGAATCCAGCGCAGCCGGCTTTCTTTGCCGCGCTGATCACGTCTAAAGTAAAGCCCGACATCGACGCGGCCGCCTTCATTGTTTGGGCAACTCGATTTGGATTTGATGCTTTAGATTTTCTCATGTGTGTTTATAGTTATTGAAAAAGTTTTACGCGAAAAACGTCGCAGTTCGCCTATCC